ACCGTTGAGCAAAAGTCTGTCAGGCGATAACTCGCTTGGTGCAGTGCGAAGTGCTGCCTGCTGATAATCGTTCGGTGTCATGTAAGTGCCTCCTGTAATTCTTATTTACCAGTGCTATAGCCTGGTTGATTTGAATATCCAGTTTCCGTTGTTCCTTAGCTTCACGCAGACGATCACGAACAGCCTGGATATCCTCTTTTGTCGCTTCTCTGGCAAGCATAATCTTTTTCTCCTTTACAAAAATAAGAGCCGAGGTTTATACCCCAGCTCTTAATCGGTGATTTAGTCAAATGTGATTTTAGAGAATTGCTCCTTCGGAACGATAAGTTTCTGTCCAATTTTGGTAGAACTTGCACTTAACGGAAATATTACTAATGAAGTCGTAATGGACAACTTTCTTTGATGTGATTTTTCCATCGGGTGTATCGCTGGTTACAGTCGCATTTTCAACTGCTTTGAGAATATCAAGATAGTCTTGCTTATGGGAACAGACCTCACGATGAGCACAGCGAGTGCACAAGGTTTCTTTTACTCCAGCATCAAACATTTGCTCTTTCCTCCTTCCCCGTAATTAGCTCAGAATAAGGCAGGCTTTCAATCCAGTCACAGAGCGTATGCCATTCATCAAGTTTGTGATGCCGACGGGATTTGTAGATGTTTGCCAGAACCTCATAATTCAGCATGACCGTCCGCTTCTGGTTGTAGGAAGTCGGAAGAAGCTGAATCATCTGCCACCAATCGATCTTGGGATCGTCCAATACCTTGTTGTTAAACCATTCTCGATGAACGTTCAAGGTATGAATAACAGATTCGAGCACGGCTACAGAGTCTTCCTGCAAATGCTCATGACTGAAATCATCCAGTGTAAACTCCTTATCCGCAATCTTGTGCATAGTGGAACAAGAGTTTGCAACCGTGCCCACTTTGTAGGTATCGAACTCCTTCCACCAGTACAGTGGAGCAGTAATGTCGAGATAGACAGTAATCATCCTCATGAACTTACGATGATCGGTGCCAGCGTTGCGAAGGGTGGTCATGAGTTTGAGGTCATTGGGGCCGATCTCAAAGAACGGTTCGACATTAGTTACCGTTCCGTTATAAGGACCGCTATTGCCACAAATATCATAATACTCACCATCTTCAACAAAAACGCTATCGCTCTTCTCCCAAGAGTTCTTCGGATTTCGCATTCCTCGGATAGCTGCCTCCCAGCCCATGACCTCGGCGTTTTCAATTTTCAGCATGATTTTCTCCTTTCAAAAATATCATTCTTGATTGAGTCTCGCTTGTTTCAAAAATGCGGCTGATTTCATAAACCGACTCAGCGCGCATAATCTTCTGCATCACCTCTTTGCCGTAGCAAAGCTGTTCCGCAATTTCTATTGCCTCGTTTTTCTCAGTATCAAGAATTGTTTTTGCTTTCATAATTCACGGGTTTATGAGAATCAAGATTGCTCGGGTTATCCAGACAATCATTGCAGGGGTTCTCATATTCTTTGGCGGAGCTGTTTTTGCACGATTTGCAATACTGATCGAAGTAAACTTCTTTCTCGTTACTCATGTTCGCTCCTCCTTACAGAATCCATAAGATGAACTTCACGGTCAGGGTAATTGCAATGGCTCCGAGGCAAAGAGCAACCACAAGGGCGAGACCCTGTCCAATTCGATAAGCAACGTTATTGCGCTTGTTTTCATTGTTTTGCATCGTCCGTACACTTCCTTTCCAGATACCGTCTGATGTGTTCGCATCGCTTCCGATTTTCGCAACGAATGACTGTGTCTGTTACGGTAATCTCGGTCATGTTAGCATACATTTTCTGTGGTTTTTCCACGTCGGGTTGAAAATCCAAACATTCGGAGCAATAGTCCTCAACCTCTACTCGAATCATCGGCGTCTCCTTTCTCAAGCCTTCTTTTTGGCATAGCTGCCTACATACTTGGTTTCGTTGAAATTCTTTTTCTCGCTTAATGCTCGGCTGATAGCCAAATCAATAGCAGAGCGTGATTTCAGATGATAATAAAACAAGTCATGGAATGGGGTATTAAGTCTGTCTGTCCGTCCTGCTGATTGCTTCATAATTTTGTAAGAGTAGTTCTGTGAATAGAAGACAATCGTGTCCGTGCTGATACAGTTCCATCCTTCAGCCCCGGCGTTATACTGAACCAGATACACCCAGCTATCGCAAGTTGGGATAGGTTGATGCTTATGACCGTTCCATTCAGCGATCTCGACATTTTCTCCGTAATAGAGATTTTTCAGAATATCAAGCTCGTAGTCAAAATTATAGAAAACAATCATTTTAGGGTGCTTCTCAAACAGCTCCATCAGAGCGATTTGTCTGGACTCATCCTCATTTACGATACGTCGCCATACATAGCAGAGCTCTCCGGCGTTGACAATTGGCTCATTTTTATATGGGTTCCAGCGAAGACGACTTGTCTCTTTATACTTCGCAACATCATAATTGACATAAACATCTTCATGGTGTGAACAGGTTTCCCGCTTGAAATCCATATCTACAAGAATGCGATTGCGAAGTCGAATAAGCCGTCCGACTCCTAAATATCTGTCTACTTTTGGATACTTTCCGTTTACCCAGGTCATAACCATGTGTTCTTCTTTGAAAGCTGTACGATTTTTATAAAAGCCGTTTGCTACAAAGACTGGAATATAATCCTCCCATGTGTCTCCTGGAGTGGCAGATAGTAGAATCCATTCATTAAACTTGGCAATTTTCAGAAATGCTTTTACCCATGCACCTGAACCGACAACGCGCTGCTCGTCAAATATAAAGAATGCATTCGTAACCGTTGCGTACTTCCCAATGTTATTCCAGGAATCAACGACGACCTTATTTTTATAGGTATTGACTTCTGCGTGAACAGAGAGAAGGAAGGGTGAAAGCTCACCCTCCCATTCCAAAGCGTCTCTTTTTCTCGCCGTGGTGATGATGTACAGGTCTTTTGGCATACCCGGCATCCGAATATATTTCTTTGTACCGAGCTTACCGCCATTTTGCTTGTAGTAATAGGCTAAAGCTGTTCTGGATTTGCCACTGCCAACTCCACCGCAGAGAATGCAGCCGTTTTTCATTCTTTCAACAGCATCTGTTTGATAGTCTCGAAGCGATATACCTGCCATCAGCACCCTCCGAAGATTCGACGCAGCACCCAGACATTGGAGAAGTACATTGGGGTAAACCAGTAATTCTCTCTGTTGTCGTTATCTGTCATCGGCTCTGTCAGAGAATTTCCGACCTTTACATATCCGGCTACACCCAAAAGTGAAAGCTGAATATAACACATCAGTGCTACAGTTTCATCGATGTCCTGTGCAACGATGAGAAGATGATTTTGGTAATTCAGGTTCGCTTTTTCCAATTGATTTCTTGCAGTGTGGATTCCGGCAATCAATGTGGCTCCAGCTCCGCAGCAAGGATCGTTGATTGAAATATAACCGTCCTGTTCTACCTTTTTTACTATGCCGTCCATCGTCATTTCAGCCATTAGTTCACAGCCATGATACGGTGTAAAGATCTGACCGTTATGCTCGTCACCGAGATTAAGGGACATGAAAATGCTGCCAAGAAAGTCCTGCTCCGGGTTTTCTTCCAAAGCCAAGACCGTCTGAGCAGCCAGTTCAGGAAACACCTCTTGTTCCTTCTTATTGTATTTTTTGATGATTTCCAAATATAACGCTTCTCGCTTGTCCCGGTGCTCTTTATCAAGAGGGTTGGATAGCGAACAAGCGAACATGGTAATGAAGTCACGCCAAGCGTCCCAAGCCCGATGTCGGTTAGTCAACCGTCCGAATGCATCTAAAAAAGCTTTTTCCGGATTCAAAACCTTTTTGGATTTTTTCCCGGCGGGCTTTTTTTGCTTTGGCATTTCTTCCTTTTTCTCAGGTTCAGTCGTTTGCGAAATTTCTTCCGCCGGCTGCTGAGGAGCAGTCAGGGTAACTGCTTTAGTCTTGGCAGTCTTTTTGCGCTTTTTCTTTTTCTGCCATAACATGGCTTGACCTCCTTTCGGTTATTAAAGGGGATAGGCTGTTTCCTCTTACCGTCATAGGCGTGCACACCTAATCAAGACCTTACTGGACATTTAACCAGACATGTATTAAGCTGGCACCTATTCACTTTTAGAAGGGCATCTCCTCAGGACCCTCAGTCTCAGCATATTTTTCGGCGAATTCATCTTCCTCAATGGTGACATACATTGTCTTGAGGTACGCCTTAACGCCAGTCTTACCGTTGACCTCCCAGTTGTAGGGACGGATCGTCAGATCGACATTGCGGATTTCTGCAAAGTCCAGGGTTCCGATAGACTCCTCATCCAGCTGAGTCTTAGCTCGACGGGTAATCATGATGACCTTCGGGGGAATGTTGTCGAAGCTGACCGCCACCTGAATATAATGGCGAGGAGCCTCATCCTCATCACGAGGAGTCAGAACACGAACATTCCAGCCGTCCTCAATAAGCTTCTGCGCCATATCAGGGTCTTCGATGACCACGCAGAAGTTGCGGGAGCCAGCACGGTTGTACTTGGACTCCTCACCCTTGAAGTTGCGGAAAATGATTCGAGCGTTCTCGATGATAATGTTGTCAATTGCTTTGTAAGCCATAATTAGTTTCTCCTTTCAATTTTTGTGTTTATCGCATGGAAATGGGCAAGTCCTGCACTCCTCATTGGGAATACAGGACTCGGTGGAATCAGCTGTGCATAAAATATAAATGAGCACAGCAATCACTAACAGAATTAGGATCATAAGCGTCACCTCACATCAAATGGGGTAGTCTCCTCTTCGTGAGGTTCACCGGCTCCAAACCATGGAGGGGTATTGTCCGAGACATACGGTTCATCTGCTGCAAAGCGTTCGAAATCGCCGTAAGCAGACAGAGACTTGACTGCTTCATCAACCATGTTGTTGTAGTAACCACGGTCAATGTCGCCTTGCTTATCAAGCTGTTTAACCATCTCGGATTCGAGCCAGCGAAAGCCCTTGGAACCTGTTGCCGCAGCATAACCCTTTTCGCCGGTCTTCTTGTTTTCCGTTTCACGAAGCAGGATACCGCCTCCGCAGCCGGGCTTAATCGGGCAGAACTGACCAACCTTTCCGATGAAGTGATAGTCGTGACCCTTGGCGATATCTTTTACCATCGGGTCAAGCTCGGCATCGCCACTGTTCCCACTAAGATCCATTGTCACACCAAATTCTTTCGCTTTTTTTACAATCAGCTCAAGGTCTTTCTCCAGTTTAGACACATCCGGCAAAGCCTCATTCATGTCGAGATAGAGCGAAGAAGTCACTGACTTCGTTTCACACATATCCTCGAACTCAATATTCTCCTTGCTGAACAGCGTCTTGAACACATAAGGAATCTGGAACTGGGTACCGGTTGCCGTCCATGCATATGGATGCTTCTTGTTCTCTTTGCAAATATCCTTTGCAGAGTCGATGTACTTCTGCCCATACAGGTCACAACACTTCTCGACTGTAGCATAACGAGCAATATAAACTGCATCGTTCACCAGACACATACGGTCATAGGTTGCTTCGTGCTCAAAGTTGTACCCATACAGCTTGCCGTATTCAGTTACGAACTTGATGATCTCAGGCGTTGCGTCCGGAATCTTGATAGAGTCGGTTTTGATGTGTGCTACGGTAAAGCCCTGGCTCTGAACGGCGTGCTTGAGGTTGACCATGAACAGTGCCCCTCGTTTGGCAACGATATTATCCTTGTTGCGGTTATCCCGGAACGGATTTTCAAATCCGGCTGAGGTCAGACCGTACACGGAGTTAATTGCAATCTTCAGAGCCTGTGCCAAATCAGCCGCAGCATTCTCATCAGTCAGGTACTTAGCCAATGCGCCGCCCAGCATCTTCTTCGCTTTGTCAAAATTCTTATGCTTAATCGCAATACGAGCCTGGAGAATTTCATTGAACCGTTTCGTGTATTCCGGTCCGAAGAGTTCTTCTGCCACAATACTGCTCGGGTGCATAGAGGCAATGTCCAGCAGGGCAATGTTGCTGTACATACCGGGCTCGGAATATACATAGCCGCCCTCACCGACTTCTTCGCCTCTGTAGACAGACTTGCCGCCCTCGAATGTGTAACCCGGGAAAATAGGGCGATGGTTCTTATCGAACTGGGTGAACTCGTCATAGTCCTCAAGTCCCATCGTAAACGGAAGATCCGCATTGGGGTCGAAGATCTGGCTCTCGTCACCCATGAAACGGTAATTGAACTGATCCTGAGGCTTGCGGTTGTTGCCAAATATAATTCTGGTGGTCAGAGAGTTCGTCGTATCATTGACCGACATTCCCGCCACATCCGCCAGAATCTGACGAGCTATGAAGTCTGCTTTACGAGCATTAAAGGTCGCTTCTGTTGCAATGACATCGTTGTCACAATACTCAGCGACCTTTGTCCACAGCTCCTCCGGAACAGGCTTGTCCCATGGCAGACCAAGCTCTTGATGGTGAATGCCCAGTTCAATCTCGAACTTCTTCAGAGATTGCTTTTTACTGGAGAAGTCGTACACATCCGTATACGACACATTATAGGCTTCACCAAAGAAGCAGTTTGTACTGCCGTTGATGATCTTGGTCGAGAGATTGTAAAGCTGCTCGTTCGTATACCCCATCAACCGGGCATAGAGAATATGATTATCATACCGACGGCAGTTGAAACCAACCAGGCGGAATCGCATCAGTTCCTCGATTTCAGTCGGAGTAGGGTTAATCATACGAACCACCGGCTTACCCTCACCCTCGATTTTCCAGTTTACCAGGAACAGATTCGGAAACACCTCAACATCGTAGAACACGAGTTTGGCGTCATCGTTTTTTGCTCCTGCTGACTGGTCTGCGGACTTAAACTGCATCTTATTGACCAACTTGATACAGTAATCCGCTTGATGTGTGCTGCTTGCTGCAAATGCCAAAACAGCATTCCGCATATCAGTCACATCGTAATTGAGTCCGCTTGCATAAGCATCCTCAAGAATCTTGTAAATGAAGTCGATGCTGGGCTTTGTTGCCGGATGGTACTCCTTGTTTAGATTTCGCTTGATTTGCGTTCTAAGCCCTTTCTCGCTCTTCACCCCTTCAAAATTTATCACTTGCTTTTCTCCTTTCAGTGGTAAACCCGAGTTGATCGTTGCGATAGGCAGATCATTACACTTTGTCAGCTTTCTGCGCAGCGAGCTTTTACCTGTGAAGACTTTCACTTCAATGTGATCGTCATACACTCGGCTGAGCTTGCTGACATCGCCGGCATAAATATAATGAAGGTGGATGCCCTGACCGCTTTTGCTGAGTTCTGCATAGGTCGGCGGCCATTTACTCGCTTCCTTGAGATTCAGTTCAAAGGACTTATTGCCGTCCTTATCCTGAATATCAAAGTCGATAACAATGTGGTTCTCCGGGATTTTCACATAATGCAGTCTGGATGTAGACAAGTCACTCAGCTTGGTAGAAACTTCATCCCATTTGGAAGTTGGTGTCTCTTTAGCCGAAGCATACTGAGCAGGACAATCTGCGCATTCTCTGTCAAATACCGATTTCTGTTTTAAGAACTCGATCAGTTTATGCTCAGGCTCGTCTTGCTCGGTAAGTGTCTTATCCTCGAATTTCTCGGTTCGAAAACCAATGTAATAACTTCGCACACGAGTTCCGTCATCGAGATTGAACCTCTCCTTGTAATCCCGGAAATAGTTTTTCAGTTCCTCCTTAAATATCCTCTGAGAGAATGGGAAGGTAACTTTTGCCTCATCGCAATAGGTTTTATACATCTCCCATGAGGCTTTGAGAGTTGTCCCGTCTTCTTTCTTGAAGACATGGTAAGAATCAATAATGAAGTTATAGAAATCATTAGATGCACCAAGCATCGTCACGGGAATATAATCATCGTATCTGCCCGGATTCTCCAGATAGACTTCCTGGCAATGATAAGCAATTGCACCGAGTTCAAATTCGATCTGCTTTGTCACCACCTTGTATTCCTTGGGACTTAATTTGTTTCCGGAAGGGGACACATCGATCAATCGTCTGATAAGACCTGACTTTGCGTCCGTAATCTTGACCGGTTTATTGGTGCCCATGAACAGGAAGCACTTGAAGCGGTTTGCGTAGGTCGATTTGAACTTTTCATTTACTGTCATCAGCTCGTGAGAAACCAAACTGTTCAGTCGGGTGTTGTCCTCGATGCGAGATAAGTCACCGTCATGCTGAATTGCCACAAGTGGATTCGTCTTGAATGCCTCTAATGCAAAGGAATTACTGGACGAACCCAGTGCTTTCGCATCGAAGACAGAATAATATCCTTCAAAGAGCTGCTGAACAATGTTCAGAACCGTAGACTTACCCGTACCTGCTGCACCGTACAGAACCATAAATTTCTGCAATTTCTTCGACTCTCCACAGACAATAGAACCAATAGCCCATTCAATTTTTGTTCGCTCTTCTTCAGAGTAAATTGTGGACATCAGCTTATTCCATGCATCCGTGGCCCCTTCTTCAAGAGGATAGTTCAGCCGCTTACTTGCGTAGTCTTTTTTGTTCGTCGGTGTATTGGAGAATATAAGTTTCTCATCAAGCATGTGGAAAGAGTCTCGCATCTGCTTTTGGCAGTATTTGTGCCATGAATCGATCATTCCAGATTCGGAATCCCACATGTGCAGAACTTTAATACTCGAATCGAAGTTTTTGCGATTTTCCTCTGCGTACTTGTCAAGTTCCCGGTCAATAAGCTGGAGTGCATCTTGCTCGTCCGTAGACCATAAACCTCGGTCTTCCAACCAAATGGCATAGAAGTCACCGCCTCTAATCATCAGATCGGAGCTTTTCTTAATGATAAACTTCGGATAGATTTCTATTACACCACGCTTCGTACTACGGGTCGAAATCATTAAAAAGTCGATCATCGAGGTTCTTTAGTCTCCTTCCGTTTTCTTGAGCTCCTTGATTTCGTTTTTAAGGTTTCCGATCTCATCACGCATACTGCGAATCTCCATATCCTGGATGAGCATATGCATTGCCATGATCGTTGCAACCATGACGGTGCTGCGATTGAAAGATTTCTGCTTTCTGAGGGTTTTAGCAAATACTCGCATTGCAGTCTCGGAGCAGCGAAGGCTACCGAAAATATAACGAATCATTTCATCCATGTTTCTTTTCTCCTTTCATGTCGGCAAGAAATTGATCGATCGTTTCAAACTTCCAAGCCTTCGGCTCTTTCAACGAAAATATAAATTCCTGTCCGTTGTTTTTGCGAATTCGAATGCTATTTTTACCATTCGGGAAGTATTCTTTTACTTCCTTTGCCTGGTCGGGTAAGCATGTCTGGAAAAACCCGTACACTTGCGTATGAATCATGGTAATTCTCCTTCATAGGATGCTGTCCAAATACCAATTCATCTGCCACCAGATTTCGACAGTTCGCATATCATACTTGCAGCGTTCGACGGTAAACAAACCGCCTTCGCCATTTCGCTTGTATTTGCGGTTCATAAATCGAGATATTACATCGTCCGTATACGCCGCATCAAATCGAGAATCACTCATCGACCCTAAACCCAGACTGACAATCATGTTCCAGAACCACTGTCCCATGCGATTGCCGATATCTGGGTCGGTCATAATATGTTCTTCACAACGAAACGCCAAGGCAATAAGCATCTCCAATACGCTGCAAGGGCGGTTGTCCAGATAACTGGCAATCATAGGACCCTCGTATTCTTTTTCATAACCAAAACGATACCGGAGGTCTATCCCATCTTCAGCTCGATTTCCATCCATCGGCAGCATATATTGAAAATCAATATTATGCAGATGACGAAGGAGCTTCTGATAAGACAGCCTCCGGCTATATCGTTCGTTACATACGAGCTGACACATCCACTCAAAATATTCATCGTTCAGCTCAAATTCAGTCATTCAGTCCTCCTATTAGTAGTTGGAACCTTCTGCGACATCAGAGAAAGAGCGATTGTCTCTGAGAATCTCGTAATCACATCTCAGGCGATCATTACGAATAAAGACCGAATCGTCCTCATACTCTCCGAAGTGGTCAGCAAAATCCTCACCAACGGTTTCTGCGATATCCTCGACAACTTCATCTTCGTCATCGGCGAGGACTTCGTCACCAGCGTAATAAACCAGACTGATCTGTGTATAATTGTCATTCTCGCCGTAGTCGTCCGGAGAGATGACATAAAGTTCATTGGGCATAGGCTCATCCTTTTTCTCTTCAGTATTTTTCTTGCTGTGCTCCGTGTAATTGGTATAACCCTCTTCCTGGAGCTTAGCGGCATAATTTACCAGGTCGGGCTTCAGCTTGGCAATATCCGCCTTATGCTGATTCTCTTCCTGCTTTTCGTTGCTCTTTTCATTTTTGACAACATTAGTGATTACGGGCTTTCTTTCGGCAAACGCCGCCTTCACAGAATCGATCTCTTCCTGCGTGATCTGCTCGTAATACCGTCTAAGACAAAGCCATGTCGCTGCGGCGCCCACGGTAGCCCCAGCCAAGAACATGGCAAATCCAGTTTTACTCATCTTCGTATTCCTCCTCGTCAGTTTGAATTGTGACAACAGTAATGGCGAGACCTCCGAACAGCAATGCTGCACTCAGAAGAATCCCGCCAGTAATATGTCTTTTGCGCCGACTATCCAGCATGGCGTCGACGGTTGAGATGAAGTCATCCAAAATATCCATCATTTACTCCTTTCCACCGGAGAGAACAGCAATGCCTCCTACGAGGCAAAGCCCTGCCATAGTGGAAAGAATGTACGAAAACAATGCTTTCATTTTTATGTTCTCCTTTCAGTCATAACTCGAAAAGTAGTGACAACACTCCTGAAACAAAGGCTCACCATACTTGCTGTATCCTCCGGCCATGAAGAACACACAATCGTAATTTGTCCGTTCCAAAAGTTCTTCCTTTACCAACTCAACAATCTCAGGCATGACATAACAACGGTCAATCCTGCTGTTCCACATTACGCTGAACTGATTGGGTTGATAAACAACATCGTACACAGTATCCGGGAAAGATGTATGGTCAATACGGTTAAGAATTGTATCAATGACTAAGCGTTTTCCCAGTTCTGTTTCTCCTTCAGCTTCACCCATGGTTACGAGTGCTATGAGGTCGATTTCCTCTTGTGTAAGAGGGTAGTCTGGCTCTTTCTCAACCTCTGGCGTTAAGTTAGGAGATTCCATCAGAAGATCAGCCATAATCATCGGCTCTGCCTCCGCAAGAACCGGATAAGATTGCTTAATCTCCAATGTTTCTTTATCTGTAGAGCGAACCACGCCGCATACTGCAAAACCAACAAAGAATATCATGCAGAGAACGGTGGCTATCGCTCGTGGTTTGATGCGCATTGCTAAAACTCCTTTACATTAAAATATCACCCCCAGTCCAAATCTGAAGGTGATTGATTACATCTTTTCCCAGATGTTGCCCTCAACATTGAAGTCGAGCAGAAGCGCCGGCTCATGACGACCGTCTTCGATCTCACGCTCTACCTCAACAATGCGGAAATTGACATAGCCGTCCGGACCATCCTTTGTCCAACCGACAATCTGACCAGCAGGAGTACGAGGAAGATCCAGATCGTCCAGAACCTCATTCAGGAAGAGGTGACCACGGGTCTGAAGCTTGTCGTTTGCAAACGCCTGCTGCGCCTTGAGGAACATGCGATTGTAATCGGGATTGGTTTCATAGTTGCGGCTCTTGCTGTCGAAATATACAGCATAGTCGCTCTGGAGATTAGGATCGGCGACCATCACGGTCTTCTTAACCTTCTTCTCCTTGCCGGTCTCAGGGTCAACTTCGATTTCCTCGAACTTCTTCGCCTTAATGCCGTACTTCAGTTCGGTATCGACCTGCTCGCCGAAACGCTCAATAACTCGACCACGATATTCCTTGAAGCTCTTATCGATTGCGGCATAAGCAGCGCCAAGAGCAACATTGCGCTTGCGAAGAATATTGTTGGATGCCAAAATGCTGGTGATAGACAGGGTGCCGAGAATGATGGCAGGACCATAAAGCTTAGCGAGCTTTACACCAGTCTGGGCATAAACTACGACCGTGTCCTTCTTGCCGTCTTCGGTCGTGTACTCCTGACCGTTGATTGCACCGGTCTCCATACCTTCATGGATGGTATCAAGAGTACCCTTAGTCTCGTCGAGAATCTCTGCCACCTTAGTGGTAGCCTTGCAAGCGAGAACGGCACTTACGACTGTACCGGCAATACCAGCCACAACGAGAATCTCGGGGCTGTGCTTCTTGAGCTTCATAACGGCCTTGGAAGCCACGCCGTTCACGCTCTTCATAATTTCAGTCTTATTTTTCATGGTTTGTTATTCTCCTTTTCAGTTTTTAGAATTGATTTCGGCACCACAGGCAGCGTATCCAGCCAAATCGACATAGCTGTCATCCGTAGCCGTTCCTGTCCTGATTCGTGCGATCTTAAGAAGTGCCATCATCATGGCAACATCATTTGCGGTAAACTCGACGCCTTTATAGACGCTCCAAAAGCCTGCAATAGCAGTGAAGTTATCTTCGGGAGAGCCATATTCATTCTCTCTCTCTGACCGCATACACAAGCCTTTGCCTTGTCGAGTGTTTCAGATCTGTTCATCATCTTCGCCCTCCTCTTCATCGGTAGAAATAAATGGAATATAATCCCGCTTACGCTCCTTGGCGATTACCTGACAGCCACACATCGGGCAGTCAAAGGCATCATACAAAACCTCCTCAGGAGTAGAACCAAAGGCAACTGCCAGTCCAGTCTTTCCGTTATCACGAGCAAGATAGTGTCTTTCAACAATGGCGTTAAACTTAGTGCCACAAACTTTGCATTCAAGCATTGCGTTTTCTCCTTTCAATTCAGCGGAATAGCACGAGGCAATTTCAGAATATAACCATCTCGAACCCGCACCGCAGTTGCGCCGCCAATGTTTGTCCAACCATAACGGTTCATAGTGAAGTTATCGTTAGGAACACGAGCAAGATCATAGAAATCAGATACGCTCACCGTTCCATACTGACTGATAATATCATTCATTGCATCCAAAACCGCTTCTGCGTCTCCACGGGTGTCGAAGAGAATATCATCATAATCAGGTGTATTGCGTCTATTGCCAACGGAGCCGGCACGCACTCTATCTCCGCCTTGATCGTAGTAGTTCCGATAAGACACCTTAGATGCCGTTCCGTTTTTCTTACTTCGACCTGCCTCGCCATACAGGATCATATCGATACCGGTAGTGACAATATCAGAAATCGCTTTCTTGACAGCAGGTACAATGACCTCCATCAAAATATAAGATTTGACATTGTTTGCGTCCTCGGCGATAAAGACATCTGCGAACTTTTGCATCTCGCCTTTCTTTCGAGTTTTTGCAGCCCCGGTAATAACCGCCTCAACTTTCTTTTCTGACTGCTGCTCCTGACGAGCTTTATCAGAGTTAGACTTGTAATCTTCCACTGGGTGATCTCCTTTCTTATGCCGGAATCAGCTTACCGGGCAGAGTAATTTTTGTATTCGGCATTAAACCGTTTTCTTTCTTGTATCGGTAGGCAAGATTGCTCTTCGCCTTCGCTTCTGTGGGGGCAATAGTAGTTGCTTTCCAGCGATGTTGCACACAATCATCAAATCGCATAACAGGACCGTCGTATTGATACTGCTGCATAATTTTTCCTCCTTTCGAGAGATAAAGAAAAAGGGAAAGCACCTTGTTACAGGTACTCTCCCTTATCCGAACTTCTCAAATTCGCATTTTCAGTTGTCTTCAGTGACGACATCAGATTCTTCCAAGATAACCGTCTTCTCCTCAGCAGCCATCTTCTTCTGCTCGATCTGGGTTTTGATGTTTGCGATCACCGGCTTTGCCACATACTTGTAGACGACCACGCCTACAACTACGCTCAAGCCGATACCCGCAGCAATCTTTACGCCCTTGCTCAAACCAGCGTTCTCGATAACCTCTTCGGTAGCTTCAACGACCTCGTTGTTCATAATCTCATTGTTGTTCATTGTGAAATCTCCTTTCAAATGTGTGAAATTGTGGAATGTTCTTCCATTAAATAAGTTGTAAATTTCGCGCGGTAGCTTACTGGTAGTCATAAACCGGAGCAACCTGATAGTCGATTACCAGGCAAGGGGTACCGTTTGCATCCAACTGGGACGAGAACGCAAGGTTAATATAACCTTTATCAATGTTCCATCCGAGCATATCGCCCATCTTGGTTCCGTCCAAACCGAGCTCATAGTAGAAATCGTTCAGCGTGACATACATTTCATCACGCATCTGACGGTTAAGTTCGTTCATGACCCGGGTGATTTTGTCTCTGTCAGACTTGAAATATCGTCCAGACAAGACATCATAGCAGATCGTGTTGCCGCCGCTTTCAGTGAGAATCACTTCTCGAACAGGGTTCTTAACCATCTTGTCTTTCGACACAGAGTCTCGAATGGACTGCTCCTTTTTCTCACCGATTGTCTCTACCACTTTTTCCTGATACTCCTTCAGAGTAGACTCCGAAAGGGTGTATGCTGTTGCCAGAGCAGCGTTTCGACGAAGATTGGTCGAGCTTGCTCCAATCAGGCAGAAGACAGAGATAGAACCTACAACAGCAGCCGGAATATAACAAGGCCAAGCCGTCTTGATGATGTCCATCGGCTCAAGCCTGTCCGTATCCAGCTCATCCTTTTTCTCTTCAAGCAGAATCAGAGCTTTAGGGGTTGCTTTTACCGCCATAACAGTGGTGGTAATCATACCGGCAATTCCAATACCGGTGAGGATTTCCGGACTATGTTTTTTCATTGCCGTCCGTACACTCTTGGCAATGCTTGCTAAACTTTGTTTAGGCATGATTTTCTCCTTTCGGTTAAACAAATAGTAGACTTAATTCTTCAGCTGTTTCGACCGCATTCTGAAATATAAAGCTACGCTGCTCATCCTCGCCGTAACAAGCATACATAGCCATCTCGAACATGAAGTTTTCGATGATGGTGATTGGATCGTCGAAAGGCTTGTCCATGATTCGATGACAGATTTCATATGCAGCCCATTGCTGATATGACCTTTTTCTGAATTCATACTTTGGCCATGTGAAGGATGGACTGAACAGATGCTCACCAACATATCGTTGGATAATCGAAACAGCCGTGCTTGCATCACACATATCGTTCGGATAAAGAGGAAGAGCCCTTGTTAGGACTCCTCGTCTTCTTCATCGCTAAGTGCGGCAAGCTTCTCATTGATGCGTTCATCAATTTTTTCTTCCATCTTCTTCTCGTTCACCCAGTCAGTGAGGAGCGTAGCCCCCATACCTACTGCGGTAGCGACAAGACCCAGGATTTTAACCAATTTTGCATTATTCATAAAGCGAAACCTCCTTTTCGTTTTCATAAAGTGAAATGTATTTTTTGCGAACTTACAGATCTTCCATCCACTCAGCTGTAGGCTCAAAAACCATGTCGATAACATATATCTCCATGCCGTCATCCAAAGTGAGTCGGTGATGGTTAAAGTCGATCCAATAAATATCGCCATTACAGCTTGACCATCTTACGGCATCTCCGAGTTCCGTCTTTTCAAGTCCGAGAAACTCGTAAAAATCATTTAGAGGAATAACACCTGCAAACATGAAATTGCGGTTCAGATGGTACTCAGCCTGAATGACCTTCTCGATGGTCGACTCAAAATATCTTTGTGAAAAGCTATCGTAGAAAGTGCGGGAGACTTCTGGCTCCATGCTTTCACCAAAATCGAGAGAAGAATCGTACCAACCTCCATTAGCAGAGATACTGATGTCCTTGCACTTTTCTTTGGCGATAGAATCTACGATAGCATTATGAGCTTCCTCACCATAGAGCTCTTTCAGCTTGTCCTTATACTCCTTATAAGAACTTTGGACAAGCGCATATGCACTTGTTAGTGCTGCCTGTTGACGTCGGTTTAGTGCATTAGCACCCATAATGCAAGCGATAGTAGAAGCCCCAAATGCTACCGCCGGAATATAACATTTCCATGCAGCGATGAACGCCTCTTTCTTGGTGTACGCATATGGATCGTCATCATGCTTTTTGCGACTGTCTGCGTAAACTAACGCTACTGCTCGTGGGGTCGCTTTGGCTGCTGCAATTGCCGTGACTACCACGCCGGCTGATGCTACACAAGACAATGCAACAGGTGAGTATTTCCTGATACAAAGCCCTGACTTATGCAGCAACTTTTGAATTGCTTGGTTCTTACTCATGTCTTTTCTCCTTTCATGTTTTTTTGTTATTCCATAGCCCTTAGTAGGTCTAAAATGTTCGCTGCCATTTCACTGGCAGATCGAAACATAAGACTCGTGTTTGGATTCACCCTCGCATACTTAGCGGTCTTCATCATAAATTCATGCGTGAGCTTACAGAATTCATCAATAGACCCTTCTCTTCGAGGGTAAATCTGTTCGGCGATAAAATCTCTGAGCTCGTCGACAGCCCATTGTGAGTAACTCGCTTTTTTATAATCTTCAGTCCATTTACCAAACAAAGGCGGCAGCCAAGCGTCCATGCGGTACATGTCATACAAGATTAAATCAAGCTGATCAATGCTCATGTCTTTTCTCCTTTCATGCGAAAATAAAAAGCAAGAGAGACTGTATCGGATTCGAACCGACGACCTCCACGGAAATGTGGCGCTCTACCAACTGAGCTAACCCGTCTCTCATAATAAGACTTGTAAATTTCGCGCGGCAAAAGAAAAGAGCCGTTGTTAGCAGCTCCTTTCAGATTTTACAAACCAATACTTTTCAGGATTTTAGTAAGTTCATCTTTCTCAAGATCGGCATCTATATCCAGATGAACATGCGTCTTTCCGTCAGCGACTGTGGCTTTTACCTCATTCAAATTCAGTTTTACATCATAACCAAATTTCTTTCGGATTGCCAAACTCGCCAATTTCGAGATAATGCTCGTAGTGAATTTAGAACCAATTTTCATTTCATCCATGCTCCTTTTACTCCTTTCGAATAGCATCGTTTTCCATAATAGGAGTTGTAAATTTGGCGAAAAGAAAAGAGCCGTTGTTAGCGGCTCAATCCTCAATAAATCCAGTTTTCTTTTGCAAAGAACAACGGTATTGCGATAAACGCAAAGAATACTAATGCTGTTGCATCTTTGTCGATAAGTACCGGTAAGTACCCACAAATAAGTAATACTACAGCATATAGCTTGTTCTTTAGTGTTTTCATAATCCATGTCTCCCTTCAAAATTCAATGGTTTTTCATAAAGGGAGATGCGTTTTTTGCGCTTAGATATCCCGTCTATCGAATACGGTTTCTCATCGTTCTTTCTGAATAGGCTTCATTTTTAATGCCCACATAATTTGGCGAACCGTTACAGTAGGGTATAGTCCGTCCGTACAAGCCCCAGCCCTCATTTCAAAGTATTCTCGAAAACCGGGATGCAAATATAAAGCGTCAGTAATCCAAGGGTCAACTTCGCTCCACCATGTGCTTTTCGTCTCGGAGTCAAATCGTTGCTGAATTACTGCTAAACCTCTTTCTTCAATTCTGTAGAGAGTGCAGCTATTGTAAACCGGATGCTCACAAATATAACGCTCGCCATACAAGGACAAGTAAATTTCCGGTTTGTCAAAATGGTATCGCATATCCATCACCTATAAAAAGAAAAGAGAAAGAGCCCTCGTCAGGACTCCTTCCCCTTTGCTAATAGTCTTAATTAGTCGTCGCAGATCTGATCTCTGGTCGGATATAGAGCATCATATTCTTCATCGTTCTCCATACCGTAATGCTCTAAATCGACGGAGTGACCGCAAGCAGGGCATACTAAAGTATCTTCCTACTCGTCTTCAAATTCCATAAGTCCTCCGCATTCACTGCAAATATACCGTCCAGTAAGTAAACCGTCTCTCTGCGCGTCGTTAAAAAAGCTCATTGCAAATTACCTCCTTGATATTGTGTGGCACTATTAAGTATAGCGACCATCAGTATTTTATCAAGAGATAAAAAGCACTTTTACATCTCTCACAATAGCCCATGTAATTTTCGAGCAGGAGAAAAACGAAGAGAACGTGTTATATACACGAACTCTCCGCTTTTGGAACCGGTTTATTTCTTAGTCGGTCTGAATCGACTGAATAAACCTCTGAATGTCTGGGAGGTGAAAGTTCCGTCCTGTTCGAACTTGAAACCTCGTCTCATCCAAACGCCGTAGAACATCAACGGCAGCACCAGCTCAGCGGCAGCCATACCAAATCTGAAGTATCGATCTTTGACAGACTCTGCCATTTGAGCCGTCTTGGACTCTTGATCGATTTCACGATTCTCGATCTTGTCCAGACGCTCATAGGTATTCTTATCCTCTTCGAGCTTCAGTTTGTACAGCTTCGTCAAGCTATCCACTGCTGTGGTATGCTCCTGACTTCCGGATTCGAGAGATCCCAAGCGTTTAATTTCGGCTTTGATCTCCTCTTCCAACAAACTTCTGTTTTCTTCACCCATATTCGTTTCTCCTTTCGTTTTAATAGGGTTCCATAAAAGGAAGTGTTATTTGTGCGGAATAAAGTCTTCACGCTTCACTTCCAATAGGACAGTTCGTTGAATTACAATTTCATTAACGCTCTTTTTCAGTTCAAGAAAAAGATAGGGCCCGTCCGGATCAGACTTGTCAATACGCAGAAAACCGACAGGATGCTTTCGACGAATGATAGATGAGACGGCAAACCCAATCAAGATTCCGACAACTACATAAATGACTTCCATAATGGTCTCCTTTCGAATTGTTTTTCAAAATTTCAACCCGGGGATTTTTCCAGATACTAATTTAACACATATACCTGTCACCTCCATCCGGGTTTTAATCTAAGTTAGAAAAAAGAAAGAGCCAATGCTATAGTGCATCAGCTCTCACTTCTCCATAAAGGACACTGTTATTCTTGCGAACCCTCGTAGACGATCTTCTTCCGTAAGTCAGACCAGGTTATATATCGGTCTTTACGGCATACGGGGCAATAGAACTTGCTTACTTTACCTCCGATGTCTGTCAGCTCACTGCTGTCGGCTTCAAGCCTACTCTGGCAATTCGGGCAGTTGAAGCGATAGACTTTTTTCACTGCAATATCTACAATCTTCATTACTGTCTCTCCTTACTAAGTAGCCAGAAAAACCGTCTGTACAAGTCGTAATAAACATCCTTGCAACATGGGATGCCGGTTCTGGCTTTCAAATGGTCGTATGAAATACCCTCCGTTATAGCTTCCAAAATATAACATGAAAGCTCTTCGTCCGTTTCTTTTGCAACCTGTTCCACCATCTTCATGCGATCGGCATAGTACAGCCTCTCATCAATGTGCTTGGTAACGGGATCACTAACAACATTCGTTTTGCAGGGCGGCACTAATTGAGGCCATGAACCCGGATAGTCTATCAACGAATTGTACGCATGACGCCACAACGGGTATTGCAAGCAGAAATGCTTCAATTCGTAATAGCGGTGTTTCTCGATCCAGTAACGATTAGTCTCGGAAAGTTCTGGACGTATCAATGTACTCATGCGCGTTCACCCCTCCATACATAGCCGGTCTCCTGCCAGAGGAGCTTAGGCGAAATATAAAAGTTGATGCGTCCGTACTTAGAGTTCATTTCCTCTAAATTCGTAACGAGCTTCCCACTCCGAGTAGCTTTTCCGATCGGCAGCCACCCAGATACGATGCCGGCTCGAATCCAGGATGCGTCTTTCCCGTAGACTCGTGCTGCAACTGCCACCGGGACAGACCCCGATGCAAATATAATTTCTTCCATTGGCGTTTGCCTCCTTTCAATCGCTATTTTAGGTTAGGAACGGCTGTTAGTAAAAACAACCTCGGTGGAAACAAGCGCCAGCGAATCATAGTCATTTCACAAGGATAATCTTCAAACCCCAAAGTTTCACAAGTAATAAGACCTTCGAGCACGCCGATAATAATATCTGCTTCATACTGTTTATACGGAAATATAAAGTCAGGAAGCTCTCGATGAACTGCATGGCATTTACAGCACCGAAGTCTTCTAATAGCTACCCATTTTTTGTTTCCGAATTTCGTCCGTATCAGCCTTTGCACATTGTCATAGTATTTAAGCTGCCCTCCGCACTTGGGGCAGATTGATTGGTTATCACTAATCATATCTCATCTCTCCCTAAGCAAATAAGAAAAGTTTAATGTAGGAGTTGACATTCCTACACTTATGATATATGATTACTAATAGCAAATCAATGGGGAAGGTGATAATAATGCTGATAAAATGCCCTGAATGTGAATTGCAAGTAAGTGACAAAGCAGTTTCTTGCCCTCACTGTGGGTTTCCGTTGCAACCAAATATAAAACCGAGAAAGCCTCGAAATAAGAATAACAAACGCCGTAGACTGCCGAACGGATTCGGACAGATCAGTGAAATTAAGAATCGAAATCTCCGCAATCCATTTCGAGCCATGATAAGTGTCGGAAAGGATTCGAACGGACGACCCATTTGTAAACCACTCAAGCCGGAGTCATACTTTCCAACATACAACGATGCCTATGCTGCTCTCGTAGAGTACAACAAGAACCCTTATGACCTTGAGCCGTCTATCACCATGAAGGAACTTTACGAGAAATGGCTTGGTGAGTATGAGAAAACCGTCAAAAGCACTCGTTCAGTAGCTTCAGCATGGGGGTATTGCTCGGCTGTGTATGATATGCGAGTCAAAGATGTCCGTGCCCGTCATGTAAAAGGTTGTATGGATGAAGGTGTATCAAAGGTTCGAGGCGAGGAGAAAACGCCAAGCGCATCCATGAAGAATCAAATCAAGTCACTATTCAACTTAATGCTTGATTATGCCTTGGAATACGAGCTTGTTGATCGAAACTATTCACGAACTTTTAACCTCAGTGAGGAAACTATCAAGGAGATCGTCACGGTTAAGAATGAGCACATTCCTTTTACGGACGAAGAGATGGACTTGCTTTGGAAACACGCTGATGATAAAATGCTTGTAGATGTCCTGCTCATTCAGTGTTATTCTGGTTGGCGCCCCCAAGAACTTGGTTTGCTGGAATTAAAGAATGTGGATTTGGAAAACTGGACTTTCCGAGGCGGTATCAAAACAGATGCCGGTACAGATCGTGTTGTTCCGATTCATTCGAAGATTCGCCATTTGGTCGAGCGTAAATATAAAGAGGCACAAGAACTTGGCAGCCTGTATCTGCTCAACTATGTCAATCCGAATGCTCGTAGCAAAAACCCTGCTCTTACTTATGCCAGGTACCAAAAAGGTTTCAGCATGATTCGAGATGAATTGAATCTAAATCCGGAGCACAGACCACACGATGGTCGTAAGCACTTCGTAACGATGGCTAAGAAGTACGGCGTCGACGAGTATGCAATCAAATATATGGTCGGTCACAAGATTTCCGACATCACTGAAAAGGTCTATACACAGAGAGAATTTGAGTGGCTGAAAAACGAAATCGAAAAAATAAAATAGCTTGTAAAAGCAAAGAAAAGCCTCCCCGAAGTGGGAGCACCAATCAAGGCACTCGGCACAACGAGGAGGCTGACTTTGTGTAGGAATATAGGTATATGAGTAGTGTAGAAATAATGCACGAATTACCTACATTTCTCGGCATTTATTCACTTCTAACCACTCTGAAAACAGCGTAATTACAGGGGTTCAGAAGCGGTTAGATTGTAGTAAGTTTCTATAATGGAAGCAAAATATCCCGTATTTCCTGGCTTTTTAAGCCGAAGTGTAGGAATAATGCAGAAATAACCTACACGCAACGGCTTCAAATTGCATCTTATTTCCCATAAACCACGGTCGAAGTGATGTCCTTCCCATCTGCGGAAAAGACCTTTGTAAGACGGGCAAGCTCCTTACCAGCAGCATCCGTAAGAACCGCTTCCATGTTAAGCATGTTATTCGAAAACTTCTTAACAAGCTTCTGTCCTTTAGAATCGGTCGTGATAATTGTGCTGCTATTGTCGGAAAAAGACTTCACAGTACGAC